ACTGGCTTAGTTTCTTAATAGTAATCTTTGGTACAGGAGTTTCTTTTCGTTCTTTTTCATTATAAAGAAACAGACGCTTTGCTTTAACTAATTTATTAAATTTTTCCGACATCAGATTGGGTCATTCTTCTTTTCGTTCCTAGTTCTTTAGTCTTTCTCCGAAGCTCATCATATCACCTCATAGGAATAGAATAGTGTATACAAATTGTAAACTCAAACTAAAAGTTTAAAAAAAGTTCTACTTTTTTAGTTGACAGTTTACTAATTGTAGATTATAGTGTTTACATAAAGTTGATTAGGAGGTGATCATTTGAACGAAAAGCTGAAAGAACGCCGCAAGGAATTTCATCTTACAATGCAAGATATTTCAAATATGATTGGCATTAGCAAAGGATATTATTCATTGATCGAACGCGGAGAACGCCGTGTCAGCTATGAATTGGCATTTAAAATTGCCACTGCATTAAAAACGAAGCCGGATCTTATTTTTTTGGAATACCAGTCAACTTTAAGTAAACATAATTCCGCCCAGCGAGAGGAGGCAGTCAAATGAACGAAAACGAGCGCAAACAAATAGCACAAACAGCCGATGCACTTTTGGAAGAGGCATCCCAGCTGATTGCGCTATCCAACAAACTATCAAGGCTCATCGGTAACATCCACAACGACTGAGTCCGGGTGAATCCCGTTCCGAATGGAATCAATTGTTTTCACAGCCGATTCCTTGCGGTGGTATGGCTCGCTGGTCGCCACGACTTCATTATTCGCAGATTTTATCACGAAGTAGTATTGGCCATCAGATGCCTTACGGATCGAAAAGTACATTTTAATCACCCCCCTTCGATGCAATTATCGCACTCGGCAGGAGGCAATCACACAATATTCAGTTTTCAAGTTAAGGAGGTGAGCCACATGGATCGACAGCAAATGATCGAAGCACTGATGAGCTACCGCGACGATAAGCCCAAAGCTTTTTGGGAAACCATGGACGATGACATGCTCGAAATGGCAATCAGCGCTGAAAGAGAACGTGCGAGGAACGAAATGATTGATTACCTTGCTACAGCTTAATCATCGCATATATCGCCGTGAAACTACTATATCGGCGGTACACATTTAAAGGAGGTGTGGTTATGGCAATTAACATCTTTCAGGAATTTTCAAAAGGCCTTCAAGAAGAGGGCCTAACTCGTAAGAACTTGGCTGCGAAAATGCACGTTACGCAAGCCGCTGTCAGCAATTGGGAAGCAAGAGGCATACCGGACGATAAGCTGATTCCCATGGCACTTGCAATTGGCAATGATCGATTTTTGAACGCAGCGATCGAATATCAGACTGGGTTAAGAGTATTCGCTGATGATCTTGATACTGACGATCCATACGTTGTTTATCTCCACGAAAAAATGGCCCAAAAGAAATTTGAAGAGGCTAGAGAACGAGCAGAGTCAGCGATGTCTAAAGGACGTGATCACTTCACGCCAACTGATGTGAGCAAGATCAGATCATACATTGATTCAGGTGAATCACTAGTTGAAAGCCTGGAAAGCCTAATTGGATCATTGAAGTCTCAAATCAGACCTGTAGAGAAGGTGAAAGCATGGATGTAGCGGTGAAAGTTAATGAGGACGACAAACTTGCAGAACTCATTGCAGTTCATCTTGCAGACAATCTTAAGCCAGTGGTTCAGGCGATGGTAAACAAAGCTGTTGAAGATGCTTTGCCTGGCCACGGAATGAACAAGGGCGAGTTAAGTGCAAAGTTGAAGCTATCACTTGGTACCGACGCCTTTGAACGTATTGCATATCAATCAGGCATGCCACGATACGAATCTGGCAATGATGGTCACAAGAAGAGCGACAAGTCTCGTGACCGTTGGTACTCAAAGGCAGTTGACAAGTTCATGGAAACATATACGGAGGACTAACAATGCTAGAAGCAATCATGTCAGTGCTGTTCGATCCAACATCAGCCTTTTGGAAATATCTGCTTGTAGCTCTGGCCGGTATCATGATCGGCGCCACAGCAATAGGAGGCTGGAAACAATGGACACGTTAAAAAGAGCACAAAAAAATCCCGTAGCGCCAACTACGGGAAGTAAAAAACTTAGCACATTAAATTATAACTTAAGTTTATCACGGAAGGTGGTTGATGACCATGCTTGATTACAACACAGCGGTTCTGAACGAGTATCAACGACGAGAAGCACTTGAAGATAAAGCCATTGCTGATTGGGAATCTAATCACGGTACCGCCTTACCCAAAGATATGGATATCGAACAAGCGGAGGAGTTCTTGGCCACCGCCGATGAATATGAARTTGATATAAAGAARCCTTGGTTCTATCAAAGCTRTGCTRCMTCGCGTTATGARGGYGCCTTTAACAAAGACAAGGCGAAGGAATACTTGAAAGATTGGATCAACATTCACGGCCCTGAGCGATTCTTAAAAGAYGCTGCTAGTTCTACGTATCCRAAAACAGAACTGGTTGAGATTTTCTTCGGCGGTGACAGCTTAGACGTTATCGATTTCATGAAGAATCAAGGATTTCAGGAATGGAAATAGGAGGAGYAGCATATGACGACACAATATGACCTAGCAAAAATGCCAGTTAAGAAACTGATTGAGACGCAAACRATTAAGAATAAGTTTGCAGCGCTTCTGGACAAACGGGCACCACAGTTTCTKTCATCGATTGCCAGCGCGGTAAGCCTTAATCCAAGYTTAGCCAGAGTTGATCAGTTAAGTGTTATCAACTCGGCCATGGTAGCAGCAACRCTYGATCTTCCGGTTAACCCGARYCTGGGTTTTGTCTACATCGTTCCATACAAGAACCAGGCGCAGCCACARATYGGTTATAAAGGCTATATCCAATTAGCTCAACGATCAGGACGATATCAGCGCCTGACTGCTTTACCAATTTATGAAGATGAGTTCAAGAGYTGGAACCCACTAACGGAGGAACTTGAGTACACGCCGAACTTCCACGATCGCGAAGCAAGCGAAAAACCGGTTGGCTATGCCGCATCGTTCAAACTGACTAACGGTTTTGAAAAGATGGTCTATTGGACATATCAGCAAGTCGATGATCATCGCAAGCGTTTCAGCAAATCTGGCGGTGGCGCGGAGCCCAAGGGCGTTTGGAAAGACAACTACGAAGCTATGGCCCTGAAGACGGTAATCAAATCGCTGCTGACTAAGTGGGGTCCAATGACAACCGACATGCAAAGCGCGGTCAGTGCCGATGAAAAACCAGTCGAAGCTGATCCAGAACTGAGGGATGTTACCCCCGAAGATCCTAACTCGATCGAGGATGCACTTAACGCTCCCGCTGAACCCGTCACAAAATCGGAGGTGAAGCCAGATGCTCTTAAGCCAGACATTACCCACGACCCAAATGCAGGAAAACAACCAGAAATCTTTGACGGTCAACAAGGATAATTATTACTCGCTGGATACCAGTTTCAAATATCAGTCTGCTACCTGGTTTAAGAAATTTCTGACATGCGAAGCAGAAGCGATGGCCGAGTTGCAAGGTAAATGGACGCCAAGAGGTGATCCGACTGCCTTGCTGGTTGGAAACTATCTACACAGCTATTTCGAATCCAAGCAAGCTCATGAGTCTTTTATCAAAGGACACCCAGAGATGTTCTCAACTCGTGGATCATCAAAAGGACAACTGAAAGCCCCGTATAAACAAGCTGATGCGATGATTGCCACGCTTGAAGCTGATGAGAATGTTCAACGACTTTATCAGGGTGAAAAAGAAGAGATCCTTACCGGTGATCTGTTTGGGGTCGAGTGGATGGGCAAGCTGGACTGCTTCGACTCCACAAAGTCATTCTTTTTGGATCTGAAGACCACACAGTCGCTTCACAAGAAGTATTGGAAACCAGGAGAACGTCAGCCAACCAGTTTCGTTGATGCCTATAACTATCAGCTTCAGATGGCGGTTTATCAGGAGCTGATTTACCAAAATTACGGAACGCGACCACGAGCATTCATCATTGCCGTGACCAAGGAAGATGTACCCGACCATGCCGTCATCGAAGTGCCACAGTACCGTATGGACGAGGCACTGGAAGAGATCCAGGACAGCACCGAACACGTTGAGGCGGTTAAATCCGGTCAGGTGCGGCCACATCGATGTGAGGCCTGTGATTACTGCAAGGCAACTAAACGAGTCGCCACAATTATCAGCATGGATGAGCTAGTCGAGTAGGAGGTGACTCACCGCATGGATTTATTCAAGCTAATTCGAGAGTTCTACATTCAGCAAAGCGTTAATCCGCTAAGCACAGGACAGATAGCATTATGGCATGGGCTGGTTTACCAATGTAACCAGCTAGGCTGGCCAAGCGAATTCAATATGCCGAATCGAACACTCGAAACGTTGACTGGTTTAAGCCGTCAGGGCATCGTCAAAGCCCGCAACGCGCTAAAGCAGTCAGGGCTGATAGATTTTCAAACTAACGGTGTTAAGGCAACGACCTACTCAGTCATCGATATTTCACGAAAACTTAGTACGTCAGATAGTAGGCAACCTAGTAGTCGAGCTGATGACAGTGTGTCATATAGTAGGCAACACAGTAGGCAACCTAGTAGGCAACACAGTTTACAAGGTAGTTTACAACCTAGTAGGCAACACAGTAGCACATACACTAAACAAGACGAGACTAAACTAGACAAAACTAAACGACAACAGACTACTGCTCCAGTAAAGGCAGCRGAGAGGCCTGCTGAAGAACCGTCATCGTCGTCATCATCAATTCTTGATATTTGCAATTTCTGGGAAGGMAACGGGTTTGGACAACTGTCACCGTTCACCAGAGAAAGCCTTGTTGATTGGGTTGATGACATGCGAAAAGCAGGATCACCTGAACCTGAGAAGCTAGTCCTAAATGCGCTACGGACTGCAGTTGAAAGCAATGTCAGAAACTACAAGTACGTCAACGGTATCTTGAAAAACTGGGAGAGCAAGTGTCTTCTCACGGTTGCTGCTGTCGATGCAAACGATAGTGAACGCCAGTCAAACCGAACGCCGCACACCGAACCGAAAAAGGAGAACTGGGGATATGGAGTCGACTAAAGGACTATTCACACATGCGGACGTGCAAAGAATCATTGAGAAGCGTGGAATTGACGTTAATACGCTGCCAACTCAGGCCGAGATCGAACACCGCTTCTACGAACGCTCTATGGCCGCATTGAACCGTAAAAAGGCACGTGCCATTTATCGCTACTCAGTCTTCCCCGGAAACGTTCCGGCTAAGTTTACGTTCGAAAAATGGCAGCCTGAACTACAAACGGATCAGCAAAACTCTAGGAATCTGGGGAATCGTGCATACAAGCTGACCAAGCAAATGGCGGAAGTGCCTAAGAACGTGGTTCTGTTTGGACCGCGTGGGACGGGTAAAACGTCCTTGGCCTTAGCAATGCTAACCAGATTGCGCGATCAAGGCCAGTCGGGACTGTTTATTTCAACAGCAGAGCTGAGTAACCTGATGGGCTTGCAATACGATGCACCAGACGTTCGCCTGCGTTTAGCAGGCATTGAGCGGGCAATGAAAGAGGCTGGCGTGCTGTTGTTGGACGACTTCGGCACAGAAGGCGGTATGAAACTCGACATCAAGCCAGTGAGACGTGACATGCAAGAGCTGATGTATCGCGTTGCAAATGCCCGCCTTGATTTTGAGAGCAACAGTCCTCGTCTATCAACAATCATCACAACGAACAACGAGCTGAGTGAGCTTGAGCACATGTACAACAGCAAACTCATTAGCCGCCTCATTCCAAAATCAAAAGACTGCACACTCAACTTTGAAGATTTGAAAGACGTAAGGGGAAAACAAAAGTGAGAGTCGAAGAAATGACGAATAGATATTTGCAACGCTTGGATGAACGTTTGCGGGCCTACGAAACGGCCTTGAATCAAACAGTAGCGGACATCGAACGCGATTATGACAGTGGTTTCCTAAACGTTACTGAAGCACAGTGGCAAGACATCGTCGTGCTTGTTGAGAGCATTGTTCAGGCAAATACACGCATGATTCATGAAGCGTCAGATAGCATATATGCTAACGGCGAAGTTTCGGGCAACTTGCTTAAGTTAATTAAACTAGCTAAGCACTTCGCAACACTGGACTTTTCAGAAACGCCATTAATTAAGCAGGAGGCAGAATTATGACACAAGTAACAGTGCGTTTATACGAGCAGGGCGACAAAGTGTGGCGCGACTTCAAAGCTGAATTGCAAAAGCGATACAAAAAGATATTTCTGAAAGCGAAGCATTCTCAAAAATCGAAAAGCAAGCGTTCAATAACCTGATCGTTGTATCAAAGAAAGCGATTGTCGAGAAACGTGCGGTAGCCGGTGTTGATAATCGAGATATGCCTTCAGTCGCACTGATCAGCAGCATCAAGGCTGTAAATAAACGCGGGGAAGCTAACCGTAAGAAGTATGCGGTACAAGTTTCTGAGGCGGCAAGCAAGAGCAAAACACTAACAGAGGTTGCAAAACGGATCGGGAAGTCAACAACGTTCGTTAAGCGAGTGGCAAGTGAGTTTGAGATCAAGTTACCGCGCCGCAACAACGGCCATGAAGAGATTGCGAGTCGTTAGCAATTTAGCGAGTGAGAATGCAAGAAACTACAGGAGGAATCTTCAAATGCAAGCAATTAAAACAAAAATGATGGTCGGTGATCTGGTTATGGTTCCTGATCGAGTATTCATGGGCGTGCGTGATCTTGGCGGTGTGGCACGAATCATCAGAATCGAGCGATACAACGCCAGAGGTGAACGTCAAGACATCAACAAGCCAGTTGCTTTTGATGGCAAGGCACCAAAGAGCTAATCACAACGGTTGAGATGGTTGACGGCAAGCAACGTCAATACTATCTGAAGGACGTGAAGCCAGCATGAACAGGATCATTATTCCTTTGCCCCTCATGACTCTTAACCAGTACATCAAAATTGAACGAGGCAATATGTTCGGCGGAGCAAAAGTCAAGAAACAAGCAACGGAAACGGTAATGTTGGCTGTTAGAAAAGCGATGAATCAGGGCGTGAAATTTCAATGGGGAAAACCCCTAAGTTTCGACTGGTACTGGTATGACAAGCGAACAGACCCGGACAACATCGCGTTTCAGCACAAGTTTATCTTTGACGGCATGCAAAAGGCTGAATTTTTAGAAAACGACAACTGGGATCACATTGTAGAACTGCGAGATCGGTTCTTTATTGACAAAGCTAATCCGAGAGTTGAAGTCGCAGAGATCGATTGAGGAGGCACACAAATGACGAGAAAAGAGTTTAAACATATGTCGCTTGATAGTGCGATGGTGGCCGTTGTGCTTACTGCGCTGCTATGTGGCTGTGAGGAGGCCGATCAATGAAAACTGGAGACAACACGTTCGATGACATCTACATCAGCAAAGAGACTGGCAAGGTCGTAGGCGTCATGCTTGATGGACGCGACTACAAGCTTGTGCCAATCAAACAGGAGGACGGAGAATGAGTAAACATTTTGAAGAAATGAGCCAACTGGAGAGGATTGATAAAAAAATGAAATTCAAGATTGTGGGCCGCAATGGCGAAACCAAAATCAAGGAATTCAGGTCTCAGTACGAAGCAGATTTATACTGCGAGCGTCTCAACCATGAGCGGTTGGAACGCCTTGGCTTGATTGAGCACCTGAACACACCAGCAATCGAATTTGAGTAGGAGTACATCACCATGAAGACATACACCAAGCGGCGCTGCGGAAGGAAAGCCAGGATGCATTTAGCAATGTGGAACATGGAGAAATCGTGAAATTGGAGGAAGAAAAATGAACTACTACGAAACAGAAGAACCTTTCTGTAGTTTAATCGTTGCTAACAACACTAAGGAAGCCCTCAATTTATACCGTGAAATGTATGGAGATAATGATGATCCCGAAAAGTTTAATGAGTTAAGCCGTGAAGAAGCACTGCATCGTATTGCTTCTGCAAAAACGGAAGACGGAGATAACCTCACCTACAAGGAGGTTAAAGAAGATTTGGAAGCTAAGGTACCTACAATGCTTCTGGTAGACGGAGACATCTTATAGGAGGCGGAGAAATGAAACGAGAGATTAAGTTCATGGAGAATCCAGAGCTACTGGAGGGAAAACAATGATTGCCGTCATGTTGCTAATCTCAGGTGTTGCAATGTGGATGTGGGCTAACTGGAGAAGAGGAAAGTGAATGATTAATGACCGTCAATCAAAGCCAGAAAGGATTGCACAGGTCGGAATATTTGGTGGCTGTTTCGTGGGCTGTGCATTCACGACAGCGGTTTTCATTCTTGTAGGGTGCTGGGTTGTAAAGGTGCTCTGGAAGGCTGCATTTGGGTAAAACATAAGGAGATGAACAGCTTGGACAGCAAACGAGCATTGGCCGAAAACCTTAGGAAGAATATATACGATCTGAACATGACACAAGCCAAATATGCAAAAGAGATCGGAATACCCATCACCACGCTTGAATATGTAATCTCTGGTAAGGGCAGTGTTTCACTCAACACTTTGGACAAAATCGCATATGGAGCTGGGATTGATCCATGGGAGCTCATTCGGCCTCATGAAAGCAAATAAAAAAGCGCGTCTGATGAGGGACGCGCTGGAGGCCAGTGTGTAAATTGAACCTAGGGTAATAATCATTTTGGAGTGGGCCTCCGAAGACAGTATAACAAAAAACCGCCGGATTAGCGACGGGTGGAAGACAGGGACTTTTATGCAATACATGGCTTTTGAATAATGGAACTTAAGCCACCATCTTCACAAACAGTATAACAAAAGCACACCACGAAGGCACGCTTATCCTACAAACCCAAACAAATAATACCATAAGGAGTGGACGCAGTGGTGCGAGTAACGAGATATTTTAGCCCAATTGATCATGACAAAACAATTGAAAACGCCAAAGAGGTCTTGGGGAACTACTGGCATCATAAGCGGCTCGCTCAACGCACCAAAATAGCGCTCAGAAGCCCCGTGATGGACGGCATGCGCAAGTCACCTAGCTATGGCAACAAAGCTGAGGAAAAGCTCGTGTCGCACGCTGACGAGCTGTACTACTTGAACGCTTGCGAAAATGCGATCAATATCATTGAAAATGAAGACTATCGTACCATCTTGTGGGAAACATACATTATCTCACCGAGCAAGCGTCTAACTAATGACGCCATTGTGGCTAAATTAAAAATGGAACGATCAGCATTTTATATCGCGAGAAATCGGGCACTGTACGCATTTGCTGAGTTGTGTCCCTTAGTTACCTTGGTAAAAAAGCAGAGTGGACACTTTGCGGACTAATTGCGGACACTTTGCGGACTATTTGCCGGGATTTCCGCCTTATGATGGTATTGTGCCAAAGGTGAGAAACCTGAGACACCGCGTTTTTCCTCCGAGCCTCAGTGATGATAAAGCTGTGGCAAGGCGTGGCAATGAGGACTGACTGCGATAGTCAGGCGGGTTCGATTCCCGCATGCCACATTGTCCAGTTTAGCGACCGGACACAGCTTGCGATGACCCATCTGGCACTGGGAGAGCGAGCAAATTAAAGGGCTATGATGGATGCGCGTATCCGAAAAATAATGCGAAAATGATGGAGAAGAGCTACATACGTCCATGTAGTAAGCGTGCTGATTGTACGCCTCAACCATCGTTGACATCGCGGGTCTAGTTACCTGCATTGCAATGTTTCTTTGATAGGAGCATTAACTCATAGGTTAGAGACTTTCTAGAAGTTAAAGCGGTTGACATTACCCAATACCGCATCATGCGATCAGCAGACAAGGGAAGGCATTGATACCGGTTAAGCAATGCTGAAACGGGGCGGTGCAACTCCGCCCGCTCGCTTTGGAGCCTGTCACTTCAAGAACTTTAGATATCACCTCAATGTAGTATTCCAGTTCGTGCTGGAGTACTATTTTTTTGAGGTGATAGAAATGAAAAAGATAGAAGGTAGCGTCAAGAATCTTGTGTAAATGAAATGCCTTCGTACATATAATATGTATCTAACTTAAATAAATGATGCTTCCAAGGTGTCCTGGAGTCCTTTGAACCCTCGGTGGATCTGCTTCAGAGACTTCTCGTTATAAACATTAAACTGAGAAACCAGGAAGCGATCCAGTGAATCTTCCGTTGGAAATTGTTCTTTGTGGTGGGTGGTGCGCTTGAGATGCTTATTAAAGTTCTCAATCAGGTTAGTGGAGTATAGTGATTGCCGGATAGCTGGTGGAAAGTCCATGAAAGTGAGTAAATTCGGCATTTTTAAGCAGATCTTTGATTAATTTCTGAGACTGCCAAAGGCACACAGGGGATAGG